TAGTAATAACTACTCTGGATTTACTGGTGAGATCAAGATGTACGCAGGTAATGCGGCAGGCGATGATCCACCTGACGGATGGCTGTACTGTAACGGTAACACTATAGGACAGACTTCTGGTAATCATTCAGGGACAGAATTACAAAATTTATTTAATTTACTATCCGCTTCTGCCCTATGGGGGAATACTGGAAGTGAAGCATGGGCATCTGCAACAGTTAAACTACCTGACTTCAGATCAAGGTCACCAGTAGGCATACATACAGGTGCGGCGAATAGTATTACCGCAGGACTCACAGCACGTGCATTAAGTGCTACTGCTGGAACAGAGACACATACACTAACAACAGCGCAGTTAGCGGCTCATACTCATGCCTCTACTATAGTGGGTTCTGTTACAGGTCAGACTGTCAGTTACACAAGGCCTACTGCTTCACAAGCTGACCATACTCATACATTATCTCATACACACTCGCTATCATCGCATACACATAACATTGACCATACTCATAGTATCCCAGTTTATAATGAATGGAACTCTGGCCCTTCTTATGGAATTGCATTTGATAATGGCCCTTATGCTGGAACAGTTAATACTAATTCGGGTGGTGGCAATTCAGGTGGGCCAAGTAATAACACTTCAGGTGGGGCTTCAGCCACTACAACAAGCGGTGCAAGTTCAGGCACTGTAACACTTTCGGGTGGTAGTGTAACAATAACTAACCCAACTCATACACATACATTAACCGCCGCTAGTACAGGTAGTGGTAGTGCACATAACAACTTATCACCAATAATTGCAGTCAATTACATTATAAAAGTTTGATGAATGGCAATAGAAAGACAGACAGACTTTGCAGGAGGCTTAAACACACGGATACCTGCGCACAAGTTACCAGAGAACATGGTACAAGCCGCAGTCAATACAGACTTCACGCACGGAGATGTACGCCCTGATACTGGCATAGGTGGTGATGGAGGAGGTAAGCAGTTCTACTATGAAAAGGGTGACTCATGGGTAGGTACAGATGTTGCTAACGCCTATGACATAATAACAGTAGATGCAGGTGCTTCTTCAACAGAGGCAAACCCAACAACCAACCTAGGTAATCCCCTCACAGTTCAAGATACAGCCACCTATCAGATAGGAATGACTGATACTGTGACTGCCACATTTGGGTCTAACCTGCTTACAACAGTGGCAGGTGCTCACGGACTTATAGTTAATGACACAATTAAATTGGCAGGAAGTGACCTGCCAGACCCCCTTGTAGCAGGAACCACCTACTTTATTAAGACTAGACCCGCCGTAAATACAATGACCCTTGCCCCAACAGAAGGCGGTACTGAGATAAATCTCACAGATAACGGTACAGGCACCCACACACTCACCTCAGTAGCTTCAGTTATTGTCAACAACACAGAACTTAACCTAGGCTCTGTAACCTCATTCGTTGAATATAATGATGACCTGTACATGGGGAGGGAAAACTTTTCCCTTACTGCTACTACACTTACTACTGGTACAGGGTTAATAGCACTAGCCGCCGCAGACATTGCCAAGGTTATAGTCTCAGACGGTATTGTAGGTACAGGAGTTCCATTAGGGGCTAGGATAGAAAGTATAGACTATGGAACCAATGTAGTAACTATTGACAAAACTATTACCGCTAGCGGTTCCACTGTTACCCTATCAATTAAGACTGCCCCTGCAAGGATTATAGATGGGGTACTAACTAAGATTAATCCTATAGAGATTCCTCAACCTACCCCATATAATGTTACTGTAGCCCAGTTGGGTGACGATAATACTACACGTGCAGAAGGTCAATCAATTAAGTGGATTACAGAAAATTTTCCTATTCCTATGCAGTGGGGTATTGCTAGGTTTGATGACACTACAGGCGCAGAGGGAGGTGTATCAGAATTAACACCTATAGGAGATAGTCTAGCTAATATCAACTCAGACTCAAGTCATACCAATGTACCAGCATTGGTTAAAATTAAAATTAATAAGGAAGATACTAATTCTGAAAAGTACGGCAAGTTTGCCTTGTACCGTGTAGGTGGAACATCAGCCGTGATAAAGAAGGTACAGGATATACTACTTACTTCTCAAAGTGATGGTTCACCGTTATCAGTAGTAGTGGCTAAGAACTCAAATAATATAAATATAACAACCAAACAGCTTCCAACAGGTGCAGAGTGGAAGGTAAAGTGGTACGGATACGGTGCGGCAAGTAATCGAAGGTCTTACCATTCTGGTGGAATTGGTAGTGTTTCTATTACAAATGCTGGAACAAATTATACTTCCGTCCCGACTGTTGCATTTACAGGTGGTGGGGGTAGCGGTGCCACAGCATATGCTGTTTTAACAGGTGATGCTGTTAAAAATATTGTAATTACAGATAAGGGGAATGGATATACTTCTGCGCCTACTGTAGTTTTTTCAGGTGGAGGGGGAAGTAGTGCGGCTGGAACGGCTGTTATAGAACCTGCATCTTACACAGGAGAAACCACTTGGCTAACAACAGCATCATTAATTAGTTTATATGGCACCGCAACCCCACTGGCTGACCTTCAATTCTTTGTGAAGTTTACATCAGAGGATATAAGTCCCATAACAGGATTCCCATATAGTGATGACTACAGGGAGTACTTGTTTGCCAGCACTAACATAGTCAACGCAGATATTTTAGGGGATAACGGTGATTCCATCCACGATGGATGCGGTTCTATTATTGACTTTACACCACCTAGGGCATTAATAGAGATAGAACCTATACAGAACCCGATGGTTGTTCCTTTTAATATGAAGTATCTTACTGAATTTAATAACTTTTTTATGGGGGCGGTAGATACCAGACTACATATAAGTAACTACGCAAAACCTAACAGCTACGCAATAGACGGATACCTAGACTTTGATGGTAATATTACTGGTATTGTATCACGAGGTGGCGAAGCCGTTGTATTCACAGAAGTTGGTGTATATCGTGTATACGGTAACTCACATAATGAGATGAGGAAGGTGCAGGTGCCAACAATACACGGTATCCCTGTTGGTGGTCATAAGACTATAGCTAAGATTAAAGACTCAATTATATATACCTCTCACAAGGGGATATGTCTCTTTGATGGGCGTAGGGTCAACGTACTAACAGATAATCTTATTCAAAATTTTACAACACCTAGTGCTAACACACTAAGTAATGTCTCTGGTGTTATTGATGATACGTACTACCTGTTATCAGACGGAGAGGACGGTTGGAAGATAGACATGAAGCAATCCCCTAAAATATGCAAGACAACAAGCAGGGCTACCAACTTTCACTATAGGGGTGTTAATAACAGATTATACACTGAGCAAGGTTATATCGGTGGGGCTTCTGAGGATAATGAGTTTTCATTTGAAACTAGGGATTTTACAGGTGGTAATATTACCGCAGAAAAGGCATACTATACTGTATATGTGACTGGTTCTTTTTTTGCTGGAACTATCAATATAAAGTGTGATGGACTACTTGTAGACACGTTTGAGTTTTCTTCACCTGCCGCAGAATTTAATAGAGCACTCTCTTTATCTACTGCAACGGTTGCTAACCGTGCAAGTATTGAATTTGTTGATTGTTCTGGTAAGATAACATCTGTTGCAATAAAGTTTGATCTTCTGGAAGAGATGCAGAAGAAAAGATTTAATTTTGTAACACTTACTTACACAGGGACTCCAGTAGTAACAGTCAAGGTTGATTCAGTTGAAAAAATACCAAGTACCACATTGGTTAATCCCGGTTCAGGTAATACAGGTACTGCAATATTATATTTTCCAGCAATGACAGAGGGACATATCCCTCATATTATTGCTGATGAAACAGAGACAAGTAGGGTTTCTGGTTCAGTTTTTGATGCAGAGGTTATATAATGGCTATAGTACCTAGCATGGGAGCCACTGAAGCAGATAACTTTTTTGGCATTGAAGATGAATTAACCACTGAGGCACTTAGACAGATCAATGATAATATAAGAGCCTTACGGAAAGAGATACTTACCTTGCAGAAAAGAGTACTGGCATTAGAAACTGAGAAGGACACAGACTTATTATGATCAAGGAAAGGAACGTATTCCAATCAGTACTTATAGAGTATAAGGGTAAACCAACAATAAAGGTATCTGTAGATGGATATGATAAATTAACATCTTCAGGTAGAACATTGCCTGAACATATCTTCAGACAAACGAGGAGGGTTTCGCTACCACAAGGAGCGCAGGGGTATGTAGCTCAATTAACCTCTAACCTAACTGATGTAACACGTTACCAGATTGAGTCTCAGCCAGAGTCAAGTTTTACTGATAATATACTATTCCATTACTATGAGATAACCTTTGATAAATCTTTACAAGTTAAATTATACATAGATGAGACTTCTATAAAACCTAATATTAGTCCAAGTGATACTGTTAGTTTAAAGCCAAGAGGGGAAAAAATACAGGACACAATAAAGGTTTACTTCCCTCCACTTAGTTATGGGCATATACCACACATTGAACAGGTTATATCCTCAGCACAGAAGGGGCAAATATTATCTTCAAAACCTGTAGCACTTCCTGTAAAGTACTATAAGGGATTAAAAACACATACAGAGTATCAAGTAACCTACCAAGGTAACGTGGAGTTGGCAATATACTTAGATGGTGAACAGTTATCTAGGGAGTGGCTACCAGAGATACTCATACCGCAGGACGG